GTAGATTATTCTCACCTTGGTATCAAGACAAAGCAGCCGCTTCGTTTGTTTCCTAGAGATTATGACCAACAGTTAGGTACTCAGCAAAAGCGACAGTTGTTGGCAGGAGTTCCTCAAGCACAATCTGGCCACGCATTGGGACCAGAAAGTAAATACAATCCTAAGCCTCACAAACTCTCTTCGCCTAAAGGAAAGCCTATCAAAGAACCCGGCGAACCTAAACTTAGAGGCCAAAGTCTGGCTAAGTCTGCTGCTGCACTTAGAGAAGACATCGAAGTCCTCAAAAAGAAAGTCGACTATATGAAATTTAATCAAATCAGAAGATTACTTTCTCAATTGAAAAATTCAGTTGAAAGGCAAGAGCGCAGGCTCAAGGCCGCCAAGCAAGGCGGTCACGGTAATAACAGAGAAGCGGGTCATATGGAGGCGCAAAATAAAACAACCAAACCAACTGGTGGCAATGACACTATTGATTTACCTGACAGTTGGGGCGCACCTTCCACTATGTTTGCAGCAAGAGGTAGTGGGAGAGTAGGCTGATGTTTAAGATACATTTTCCTGCTAACTATGGCAAGCCTAAGCCTTTGGTTTTTGGCAGCGATGACTTTCATAAGGCTTACTTCAAACCTTTATTGAAATCCTTTGGTCTTACTTTTGTCGGAGATGGGGGACAAATACCTCACGGTTGGGCACCAACAGACGCTGGTATAAGTCAAGACCCAGAAGAACCTGACCACCCACCTTGGAATCACCATCCTGAAACAGGAGAATTGTTACCGGGCGGTAAGCACACCATTGATTTTGTCAGAGATGACTTAGTAAGGCGGTTTAAACTTACTCCAGAAGAAGCCGAATATGTCTTACAGATGTCTATTGACAGATATAATCAGAAACACCAAGACGAATATGGTGACGACAGCCAGCATACTTTGCCTGATTTTAACAGTAACCAGTGGCGCAAAGTGCATGTCGGTCCTTGGTACGAACACAACATGGAAACTCACATGAGAAAGGCTAGAAGAGGCGAGCCTCAACAACCCGATGGTCCAAGACCTTTGATTACTTACGCTTACAACCAAGGTAATGTCGAGGGCGGCGCAACTGGTCGATGGATAGACAGTGGTCTTATTCACATGAATCAAGAAATTGGCGAAGTGTTACAAGAGTTAGGTGCGCCTGCTGATGTTGTCAAAGACTTGAACTATGTTCAATATAACGGTTTGAAGCCGGGTTCGCTTTCTGGTGGATTGGTCCAGTCTATATCTCCAAAAGACGGTAAAGAATACTTGAAAACAGGTATACTACCTAGTCAATATCTTAGTGCTGAGCAAGAGCAACAAATCAGTGACCAAAGGATGCATCCAGAAATACATGCTCATCAGATTGCTGAACTGTTGCCTGATTCTTTTTATTATCCTGCTTCTTTCAACATAGCCGCAGGTGGATTGTCAGGTGAAAGGTTACGAGAGGAACTTGAAAGTATGGGACTAAGTCACAATTATAGTGATGAAGAGTTAAACGAAATCGCTAGCACTAGGGCTATGAAACTTTTGTTTCAAGACACTCACAATATCAATAGCGATTCGGGTAAGGGGTCAGTAAAGATGTTGACTAGGGGCTTACTTAACGATATAGATTCTCATCACGATGATGAAACATATAGTCTACATAGAAACCACATTGAGCGAGCACCTAGGCACGAAAAGACTAATTTTCACAAAAGGGCTAATCTGGTTGCTAGAAAGATAGGGGCGCACATGAGTAACGCTGCTGCTAAACTTATAGCACAAGGTATGAGCCAAGAAGAGGCCAAAGAACAGATAGCGACAAAAATGCGAAATTCAGAAGTAAATCACTACGAAAGAGCATATCGAGGGCCAAAAGAGGGTCTAAGGCGAGATGTTGAAGGTCTGATTGCCGGTATGATGGACATTACTGGGCACGAAAGATTCTCTTTAGGCGAGATACCGACAGATGCTGCGACACAAGGGATTGCTACTCCTATGCCGGAGTTCCCGCACTACGCTGCACCTGACCATTGGGGGCCAGATGGACATGACCGTATAGCACTTGGCGAGCACGAAATGGCACCTACTGGAGATGAAGTCCGTGTAGAGCCATCTTATCCAAGACCCGAAACTACTGCCCCTGCCATGCCTCCGCAAGTTCCGCCAATGATGGACTTAGGCCCACCGCCTTTACAACAAAGTAATCCATCAGACTTGGCAAGAAGAACTCTTTACAACTTACCTAACCAACAAGGAACATTTGACCCTAGCGGAAACATCATAGTAAATCGCTCCTTCGATGTAGCCAGTGGGATGGATGCAATCAAGAAAAAGATTGGATACTTTGACGGATTTCTAAGGGGGCTAAAGTGATGGGAAGAGTATTAGTTAATTCTTCTCTTCCCAGTAAGGTATTTGTAAAGTTCGATGATGACTACGAATACGCTTATGATGCGAACAATAATCTTGTACTAGTCCAATCACCTAAATCAAAAGGCAGACCTACTACTAGAGGAGAAAGAGTGGCAAGTGTAGTAGGAAATGTAGCGGGTATAGGTCGTTCTTTACTTCAACCCGCTAACACTTTTTCTCAATTTTTATCTAATTTAAGAACAGGTGCTCAGTTGGGCGGTCAAGATGTGCGTGGTTTGTATCGTAATTTCTTAGAAACTAGAGGCGCTAGAAGAAGAGCAGAGAATAGACAGGCGGTTGCTGACAGAAATGAAAGACAAGATGAACTGTTTAGGCAAGCATTAGAAAGGGGTCAAATAGGATTAGAGGGTTTTCGTTTCGGAGGACCTACTCGTCGACAAAGGGAACAAGGACTCGATAGATTAAGAGATGTCCAAGATACTGCGGGCCAAAGACAAAGAGATATGCAAGAAGTAGGTCGAGAAATATTTGAGAGGCAGGCACAAATATCGGGGACTGGTATAGAGGGGGTAACACTTGCAGATGCACAGCAATACATGGCTAATCAGAATGCATTGTTACAAGCAGGTGCACAACGAGGGGATAGAATAGATGTTCCAGAATCAGTGCCGTTACCTTCGCCTACCGAACAACAAACGAATGATTTACTGACTGAGTTACAAAGAGCGGCTGCTCCGATACCAGTCGGACCTGTTATAAACAAACCTATGCCGGGCACAGTGAGTAAACCTAGCGGCAAAGTACAAGTTGTTAATGCAAGAGGTGAAATTCAAGGTAATGTCGGAACTTCAGAGTCGGTGAATAGACTGAACGCTATACAACCTCCTTCTAACAACATGGGTGCTGCCGATGCTAATGAAGAACCAATACCTCCGACTACTACAGTTAACCCTGCTATGGACAGATTCAACCAGATGAAACCAGAATCTGATGAGGAAGAGGGAGGACAACAACAGCAACCTAGTATGTTACGAACTAGTATTGAAGAGAAAATGAGAGGCTTTGGAACGGAGGTTGAGGCTTGAGTGATGTCAACAACCTCATCCGAGATATGGACATAGAGATGTCCAAAAAGTCATTCAAGTATTTCTTTACTGAGATTTTAGAGTTTGATTTTTCAAACCACCACCGAGATTGGTTAGCGGGTCTAAGCGAAAGTAGAAGATACTGCGTCAAAGCAAGTCGTGACCATGGTAAGTCAGTATTTTTCATGTCTTATGCACTTTGGTTGGCTGCCTTTAATCCTAATACTCACATTATGGTATTCAGTCACAGCCTTGAGCAGACGCTTGAACACATGCGATTCATCCGTAATAACATCGAAAGCGCCGACATTTTGAAAGAATTGAAGCCGACAGGTAAGCCTTGGGCTAAATCTTACTTTGAATTTACTAACGGTAGTCGTATCATGGCTAAGTCGGTTGGTGGTGCTACTCGTGGTTTCCACCCTGATGTCGTAGTATGTGACGATATTTTGTGGGGTACTACTAGTTCTGAACTACAAAGAGCAGCAGACTGGTTCTATACTGTTCTATTACCTGTACTGCACCACACAGGTAGGTTGATGATGGTCGGTACACCGTTTAGTTACAACGATTTATACGCTGAATTAGAAGACAAACCTGCATTTAGGGTAGAGACATACCCTGCTATATTGCCCAACGGTGAACCTCTTTGGCCCGGTAGATGGCCACTGGATGCACTAAAGGTACGAGAAGAGTCAATGCCAGCCATCAAGTTCGCTCGTGAGTATCTTTGTGAGCCTATTCACGACATGTCGAGTATGTTCCCAATGACTTTGTTAGAAAAAGCAAGGGACAAAGACTTGATTTTAATTGACAAAGCAGAACAAGAGTTTGATGAAAACGGTGACCCATCTGGAGTATTTGGTCAGCACTTTATTGGCTGGGACCCGGCTATTGCGTCAGATGCTAATGCTGACTATACTGCTATGTCTGTTCTAAGAATGCTACCGGATAGTGATGAAAAGCAACTAATTCATGTTGTGAATGAGAAAGGCTTGGGTAGTAACGCACAGAAAAGAAAGATAATCATGCTTAACAGTCGATTTAGACCAGACCTCATCGAACTTGAAGGTAACAACTTCCAAAGAATGTTTGAGGCGGAACTCAAAGAGATGCGTGACGACATTCCTATCAAGACATTTATGACCACTCGACAAAAGAAAGAGAGTATGTTTATGTCTTTACTCATGGCTTTCGAGCAGGGTAAGATAAAAACACCTTGGGGCGACGAAAGAAGTAAAGAATTTACTCGTAATCTTGAAACCCAACTCAGCAGATTCGGTATGCAGAAGAACGGTAGACTAGAGTCAGTAGGTACTCACGATGACTTGGCCATGAGTTTGGCTTTGGCTAACTGGGCTACTAAAGAATTCAAGAGTACTATGGTTATGCTTGATGATTATCTCGACGGATTTAACGATTGGTTTGGTGATGTTTCGCAAAGAAATGTAGCAGGTGCGTCTTGGTTCACGATATAATTAAATGACACCAAAAGTTGGAGAGTATTATGTGGCCGAGTCTAAATGTAACAAATAGCGATTATGTTGTAGACATGGGTCACGCTATTCTTAACGATATAGCAATCAACCTCATGGCACATCCGAGAGTAGACGAAACAGTGGCTAAGTCATTTGCTTCTCAGACTGTAATGTTTGAAGAAGAAAAGTTACCTGAGCCGCAGTATGCTCCTTTTGCACCTACTGGTGACGGGTGGTTTGAAGATAGAATTGGCAAGAGTGCTAATGAAATTATCAAAGATTTACGAAAAGCAAGAAGGGTCATGAAGGACAGTAAGGATGAGATTGACAATATCATATCCAGTGTCAGGGCTCTCAAGAGTGCCGAAGTGGATGCAACCTTAGCCATGGTATCTTGGGGCAGCCCTCATTATGATACGATGAGAAAAATGGGATTGGCTGACAGAGACCTACGCTCGCTTAGGTTGTTTGGTAAATCGAGAAAGTCTAGTTTACTTCGTGCTTGTAATTTATGGGAAAGTGCAGAAGACGCACTTGCTAAGTTAGACGAGTTCGAAGATGTCTGGGGCGAAGAAGAAAAAATGGCTTGGGTTAACGCTATGGAAACTAAGCAAGACGCTCGTAAGATGTGGAAGAGTTCACTACATCAAATCGACAACCTTTCCAAAGAACAGCAGAAATGGATGAGACTTGCTAAAGAAGAAGTAAGTAGTCACGGCTCAATGTCTGCTAGAGCAATTACTGAAAACCTCATAGAAAAGGGCGTACCAAGGCTGAATTCTAACAGACTGTCTAAACTTCTTAATATGTATGGCGAAGAAATAAACATAGTCAAGGCTCACCGTAAGGGCGAATACATGTGTATAGACCGAGACGGTCTCGTTATCAAAGACCCTTGGTCTTATGCTGCTGGTTTCTTTGATTCTAATGGTTATGTAAACATATCAGACCGTGGTGAACCCAAGGTTGGCTTGGTTACTAAAGGTAAAGCAGGCAGGATGCATTGCGAACAGTTGTACAAAGGTATAGGATTTGGAACTTTACAACTTGACCAAAAAGTATACCAAGACTCCGAGCAATCTCAACACCGAGTCACATTTTTGAAATCAGAAGATGTTGCTCAGTTTTTACAAAATATCTATCCTAACTTGAGAATAAAAGGAGATTTGGCTAAGGCTATGATAACTTATGTCAACTCTAATAATGAAGACACAAAGGGTAAAGTCAAGAAGTTTCTACAGTATACTAATGCGGAAGGTACTGCCAAGGGTGACAAGTTACTAATGAAGTGGGATGTAAACCGTGATACAGTAGTTAATTGGCTGGAGGAATTTTAATGGCAGAGAAAGGTAGAATAGGTAAACTCATAGAATCAATCGGTAATCCGTTCCGAAGAAGAAGAACACCAGAGCCACAGATGCCGCTTTGGACTACAGGTATACAGGAACCTGTGCTGGTGCAGGGTATTACTATACCAGCACTTTACTCAGTCCCTAATGAAAACCTTATTCTCAGAACTGTTCTCTCTACACTCCAACAAGAAATATTCCGCCGTGGTTACTACTGGGAAAAGAAATTCCAAAAGAAATGTACTTCTTGTGATGCTGAGTTCCAACATGATGTTGACGAATGCAAAGAGTGCGGTGATAGAAACTTAGCAGAACCTAACCCTGACCAATTAGTATATCCTCGTTGGTTAATTGAGCAAAGAAACTCTATGGAACAGACCTTTATGGATGTACTTAGGGAAGTAGAATATGATTTGAATATTACAGATGATGCTTTCTTGATTCTCATCAAAGAGTATTATATGGACCCAGAAACAAACGAGTTAGCGTTTTACAGAATCAAAGAAATTGTTAGAGGTGACCCTATATTTATGCGTATTATTGCTGACAAGCGTGGTGTAAGAGGAGGTCGATTCAGAGTTTGTCCTATTCATCGTAATGAAGTTAAGTCGTACTCGGAAGATAACAAGAGTTGCCCTACATGTGGTACAGAAATGCTTGATGTACACCATGTCAACACTGCTGGAAGCGGTAAAACCCAATATTATTTGCAAGGTGAGGTAATACATGTTAGTAAATATCAACCTTCCAAACTATACGGTAGAAGCCCAGTGTCTACTCTTTGGCGACAAGCCATGACTTTGACAGCGATGGATAACTACATGTACACTGCTTATTCAAAGCGTAGAATACCAAGAGGTATATTGAGCGTTACCACTGATAATCTTGAGTCTATGAAGTCGTTTTTCAAGGCTACCGACGAAAAGTTAGAGCGTGACCCGCACTACATACCTAAGATTGGTATTGAATCCGGTAGCGGTAGAGGCGGTATCAACTGGGTTAAACTAATGGACAGCCTTGAGGAGATGCAATACATACCTGCAAGAGACGAAATGCGACAAAGAATCGCTGCTTTCTATGGCGTATCTAATGTATTTATGATGGACACTGGTAAATCTGGTGGACTAAATAATGAAGGTATGCAAATACTTGTGACTAATAGAGCAGTAGAGTTTGGTCACAAAGTATACACTGACCACTTGTTCCCAAGACTAATGGAAGAAATGGATGTCACAGATTGGAAACTAACATTGTATCCAAACGAAGAAGAAGATGAAGTCACTCGACTACGCCGTGACGAGATGGAAGTTAACATTGCACAAAGAATGATGATGATGGGCTACAAACCCACACTGTCCGAAGATGCAAATCGTGATATTCGCTTTATCTATAAGCAACCTGACCCAGTTGACCCTGCTCAGCAACAGCAACAAGGCGGTATGCCTCCGGGCGGAATGCCAATGGGAGGTATGCAAATGGGTGGCGGTATGGGTACTCCGGGTGCACTTCCAAGTCGTAACATTAGTCCTCAAGGCGCTGCTCAAATGGCTAGACAAGCGCAAATGGGTATGTCTCAGCCCGGTGGAGAAGGCATGGGACTTAGAAATAGAGGCCCAGCAAGCCCTCAAAATAGAACCAGTATGGGCTCTGGTGCCCCGATGTCAAGTGTTCAGCAAAGAGGCCCTCAGCCCACTGGAGTTCAACAGGCTAGTCAAAACATATTAAATGCTAGAAATCCGAGAGGGGCTTAGGAAGTTTAAAGTCAAGTGGTGTATTGGAGATGAGCATGGACCTTAAGAAATTGGACCCAATGGCTAGAAAAATGAGAAGTCATGTTGACGCATTTTACAAAGCACTAGAGCAACAAGACGGTGTCTCGGCAAGAAGTCACATTACAGAAGTTATCAAGTACGCAGATTACTTAAACAAGGATATCGAGACTACAATCTCAAAGTCAGATACAGTGCAAGTCACTGGTATCAATGACATCTATGTCGGCGGAGTGCCTGTCCTTAAGTCAGGCTCTGCTCAAAATGTCCACACAGCGCAGAACGATGTGTTACCGGGCATGATTAGAACTACAAGAGCAGGACCGACGCACCGAAGATTGTCTAACCGTACAGTTTGAGGTGATTAAATGAGCGAAGAGAGGGAAAATGTCGCTGAAAGGTTGATGGGTGCGCTCATCACTAAAATGGAAACAATGGATGCAGGGCTTCAATTACTAAAGGCCGAGAACGCTGAACTCAAGAAGGCGTTACTAAACCCAGCAGTATTACTCAGAAAGGCTGGTTTTGTATCTGCTAAAAACAATATGCCAGAAGATGTTATGCCTGATATATTTAGAGGCGACTCTGATGATGTATTGTTGAAGGAAGACGGTAATCCAATAGAGATACCAAAGACCAACCAAGACTTTTACAAGACAGACTGGAGTGAAATTCACGCACTGGCTGACCAAGCAAAAAGCAGCGGTGCAATAGGAAACGAAATAGGAATGGAATAGTATGAAGCCAAGATTTGAACAAGCAAGTAAAGAAGTGTATGACCTGCTAAAAGCAGCGCAGAACTTAGAAAGTCGTATCGCTAAGAAAGAAGGTAGTATGCCAAACTATACAAGTCAGCCCGAAGGGGCTACTGTAGGCTATTCTCGATTTGAAGCGCAACCATCCGGCGTACCTAATGCCTACTACAATACAAACAATGTATTACTTGACGATGTACAAGATGTCGCTAACAAAGGTGCAATTTCAGAAAGCAGCGATGTACTAACAAGAGAGTCACCTTACTATCCTACAGCATTTAGTACAACAGGTGCACTTGAGAACTTCAAAGGTGGTGACGGTCCAACCTTGTCAGAACTAAAGAAGTCTATTGACCGATTAGCCAGCCGTCTAAATTAAGCGGCTGGTGATGTAGTTGAGAGAAGGGCCATTAGAGACTCTTGATAGAACACGAGATGTGTTCGTTAAGTCTTTACTAGATGGCATTGGTAAAGCAGACGCTGGTGCTGAGTTTTATTTTGCAGCCGTTAGCGCTGAGCGAAAGGGTTACGAGTTATCAGGTCATGACAAAGGCTTGCTAAACATGTTTAGTTCTGTTATACAGAAACAAGAAGATGAAGATAAGTGGGTTCCGCACACTCATCAAAGTATTAATGAGAAACAGATGGGATTTGAAATAGATTATACCGCTGGTATGGAATTGGCCGACAACCCATCTATTAATTCAGACAGAGTTGTTCCACCTAACGCAGATGATTTAAGATATTCTGGTAGACCCTTCACACTAATTAATGGCGAGGCTAACGACCCCTATCGAACACGCAATGCTCTGGGTCAAGGTTTCAATCCTTTACACGGTAATTATCACCAAATATTAGCAGATTTTTATTTAGCAAACGAGGCCGGTAGCGAACCTCAGAGTCAAATAGACGCTAAGAAAGAACTTGCTTGGGAAGAACACGCAACAAAGAACGACCACAGTTTTTTACAGGCACCTTTGCATCTCGGTAAGTTGAACGAAGATGCCACTAATCACCAACTCTATCTTAATCATTACAAAAGATGGGAAGAAAACAATCGAGATATGGTCAACAAAATTCGAGCAGACAGAAAAGAACAGGGCCTATCAGAGGCAGAAATAGACCACGAGTTAAAGCAGTCTCATATGGAAGATGCTAAAACAGACTGGCAACAGAATCTAGGCTTTATGGATTATTTCCTTGGTATGGAATGGTTTAGTCCAGAAGAAAGAGAAAAAGCCTATCGGCACTTGTATGACCATGGAGGGGCAGATAGCACTAGACCTTTGACCTTTGACAGCAGTCCACAAATAGAAAATTTGTTGCCCAGACTCAAGCGGAATTTCCAACAAAGATTTTCTGGTTTATACGACTTTTGGACTAGAGTTCCCGAACACTCTCAGCATCCTTTAGCAATCAAACCAAAGCGTTTACCAGAAGATACTGAGAATATTCAAAGAGTTCATAACTGGATGGCAATGCAAGGTAGTGGTCTTGGAAAGAAAAGAGATTGGGAAAGAGCAGTAGACCATTATAACAAAATGTATAGAATGTATAATCCAGATGCTGATGCTTTTAGTTACAGCCATGTCCCTTATTTCGACGATAAGAGAAACGAAATACATTGGAGAAAACAGTCTATTGGTAAGGGTAAGAAACAGAATTACCTTAGTGAACCTATACTAAGGTATATGCTGAATATTGATAGAGAAGGTAAGTTATTTGAAGACGGTGAACATTTCCTTTGGGGACCTGCTTGGAAAAAAGCCGATTCGCCATTTAGTCAAGAAGAAATTGATGAGATTATGAAAAAGAGGCGAGACGAGTCTATCAAGATGAGGGCGGCAGGTAGAGTCGCTAAAAATCACGGTGCGATAAATTATGGCACTCATATGCACCCTGACCACTATGACTATCTCGATGACCATGATACACTTGCTACTCATTGGAAGAGGCCTTTCCAAGTAGGCGGGATGGGCAAGAAAGCCAATGAATTGTTCAATTTGCTACATCATCATACTTTGGCTTACAAACCTGTAGAAACAGAACAATCAGCAGACTCTCAGGCTTTGAGAGAGCGTTTCGGTGATTACTTACAAGATATTGGTGCAGATGGAGAACAAGTTGGTGAATTCGAGCCTACGACTGAAAAAACCATGATGGGTGATAAAGAAGTGAGTTTATTCTTTGAAAAGACCGGCAACAGAATAGGTATACAGCACATCGAAGGTGGTAAGAGCATGGATGCTTTTTTAGCACCATTTGGACAGGGTGGGTTGAATTTGTTTCCCGATGCCGAGGGGAAAACCACGGCGTTTAGAGGCGATTTTGCCAGACCTAGTTCTTTGATGAATCCACATAGTGTTATTGCTTCTTCAAGAATAAAAGGTTCAGGTGGCCAGAATGCTCACACTGAAAGGCATTCTAGCGGAACAGATGGTAAATACAGTAACGAGGTACACAGTGATTATTACGCTGCGAGAGAATCAGGTGACGATGATGCTGCCAGAGATGCTCATGACAAATTGCGTGGTGAAACCCCCGACCATCTAAGAATGGTCAATATACACCAAGGGACATTCAACAACGACGAAGTTGAACAAACTGCCGCTCATAGTTACCACACTATAGGCACTATGGTTGGTATGGGTAATAACCCGATGGAGCCGCTTAGAAGAGTAATCAGTTACAAAGACCCCGGTCTTTTACAAGAAGGAACGGGCTTGCGTTCTACACTTGCTGACCACAACGATTTAGTAAACGACCTCAGTGCTAGATTTGAAACACTTGGTGAGTTCAATATCGAAGAAGAAAAGCAGCAAATAGAGGCTAGTATAGAAAACTCCAGAAGTCGCATAGAGCGAGAACTTGAAAACCTAAATCAAAGAAAAGCACCATCTAATCTAAGTGATGAAGAACTAATTGAGTTCAATAGAGTGTTATCGGCTGAAAAAAATCTGCTAATGGGAGAACTACAAGAGTTACCGAAGGCCAAAGAAAGAATGATTGCTGACTTGGATGACAAACTTAGACAGCACACTATTGGTAATCAACTCACCGACGATGAAGGTAATGTGGTTCTTGGCCCAGATGGTAAACCTATAGATATAGGCGCTATGACTAATCTTGGTATACCTAGAGAACTAAATCCAGAAGGTCAGGTTTCTAGGAGGTTATCTGCGTCTCAAAGACCGATGGCGGCTGAGGAAGAGTCACAATATTTCGAGGGTCTGATAGATAGGGCTGGCGAGATAGAAGAGTTGTTAGAATCTGGTAGTCTGACACAAGGTGAAAGACTGACTTTACAGGGTGAGTTAAATCAATTAGATAACCAGATGGAAGCGTGGGAAAGAAGAAATTACAAACTAACACCTAGTGGTGACATTTCGACAAAGCACTTTGGTGGTAAAGGTCATCATAATACCCTACAAAGAAAGTTGGATGCTGATATCAAAGCGATTGCAGATGCAGGTGAGCATCTATACAGGATGCTTGGACAGACTCCAGAAGGCAGGGCTCAACTTGCTCAGATATTCAACCCTAATGCTGACCATGAAACAGCGGCTGCTAACATGCGTATGTGGGCAGCAATGTCAAATGATTTCTTACAAAAGGCACCCGAAGATAGTCACGACATCATGACGCTAGGTAACACGAAGTTTGAAGTTAAAGGTCAGTCAAAACCGACTACAGATTTTGCTACAGGTATGAAAACTGCGATTTCTAATTTTGGTAATCCAATTGATGCTAAAAATGTATTTAACTATGTCCGTATTTTGGATGGTATTTCACAAATAAAAAGCAGCGCTAGGATGCAGACTGACCCTGAGCAAGCACAAGCCATGATTGAACAAGGAGAAATGAATAATCGTCAGTATGAAGATTCCTTCATGGATTCGCTTGGTTTGGATAAGTCCAATAATAGATTGCGACAGACGGTAAAAGATTATGTCGACAATACTCTACTACCCAGACTCAACGAAAACAAACCTATGCCTTCTGTTATGACAGGTCGACAATTGTTTAGTCAAATGTATCCTGATATAGACATTGATGCTATGCTTACAGATATGCTTAATCGTAAACAAGTAAACAGACCTGATGTCAAAGACTTCGTTAGAAAGGTAGGACAAATATACAATACATTAGGTAGAAAGGCAGAAGAGAGAAACCGACAAACTGGTATCGGTTTCCAACTTGCACACAGTTTAGACGATAGGTTCGGAGAGGAACTGAGCACAAGTCGCTCTAAATTTTCAAGAGATTTGAAGGGTAGAGGTAAAGCAGACGCAAGAAACTTAGACGACCAGCAAAATGCAATACAGACTCTTAACTCATTGATTACTAATTTTTCAGATGTGGAAGTTCCACAGGAAATCACTCAAACTAAATCCGGTCTTGGCCGTGTTAAGGTTGGGCCAAACGGTCACAACACGCATACTGTCAAGAGCCTGTATAACTCAGGCGGTTTTAGACATGAGTTTGGAGATGACTTTTCACCCAATTTCAATTATTACATAGGCTCTGATGGAACTCCTAAGATTACCATGGTTAACCCTAATGAAGATAATACTCAGGCTTTGGTTCCACTGACTAGTCACTTTTGGGACAAAATGATTTCAGTAGCAGCACCTGCTTGGCAGAGTTTACTTTACGGTCCTGAGCATAGAGAAGCAAGAGAATCATTGGCTAGAAATGAACGAAGAGCCCCCCAGTTTACAGCCGACGACCTTGGTCGAACACTCAATCAAGACTCTAGTTCTACGACTAAGTCTGAGATTGGTTTAGCAGACTTAACTAATCCTGATATTATCAGAAAAGACTTGGGCCCGGAAGTCCCTACGCTACAGCCGATGCACCGTATCTTTGAACTCGACGACCTTGAACATCTGCGTGGGTTTACAGGCGACTGGATAGTTTCTGTCATGCCAGAGGGTGAAAGAGGGTTTGTTAAGAAAGACGATGGCAAAGTTACATCTCCTACTTTTGATTTATCAGATGAAGACAAAGAGAACTTCAAGAAAGTAACAGATGAAGATTATCATGTGGATGTCATAGAGACAGAAGACGGCTACTATATCTTTGATGTCTTAGAATACGAAGATAAAGAAGTGCACGAAATCACGATTGACGATAGAATCAAAATACTCAGAGGTGCCATGGAAGGTGTAGGTAATGTTCACTTACCAAGTGCTAGTGACACTCGACTTGCTGATGATGCAGGTCTTAAGTTAGCAGTAGATGATTTACAAAAAGAACACGGTTCGGTATTACTTAGAGACGCTAAGTCAACATATATGGCTGGTGAACTAAGACATCCTAAGTGGGTCATGCTCAAACCCGGTAAAGATGTAGTGTTAAGAGTATTAGATAGAAGAGGCAACGGACCTTACACATATCGTCTAGGCACTGGTCCAATTACTCAAGCAGAGAAAATAGGTAATCGAGCAGTCGAGTCAGAAGGTGAAACCTACATGGATGTGGGTGTTGCTTTCAATAGTCCAGAAAAATACAACAAAAGTGACCATGTTAAGGTCAACGCTGCTAATGTAAGTAAGGTAGAGTCAGTAGACGAAGAGACTGTTTACACTTTGACTGGTTCAGAAATAATTGGTGAAGCAGAAGGTGAAGGTCTTGTCAGCAGAGAAACACTAGGTTTACTTGCCAAGTCATTAGATTCACAATGGCTTTGTGAAGTCCATAGGGCTAAGAGTGGCATACGAGTAGTAATGCCACAAGGAGATGTAGTTTACAAAGCCACAGAATCACAAGGTCATTGGTCAGTTCATAGTCCACTTTCTTCTAACAGTTATTTGGTTAGACTATCTGAAAGCCAACGAGCCTATTGGAGTCCTATAGCAGGCGCACTGCTCAAAGCAAACTTAGACATCGCTGAGGCAGACAATGAGGATAAGGCCGAAGTGCACGAATCAAAAGGCGATGGTAAACCATTGATACCTCCTAAGAAAATAAAAGACTCCGAATGGAAAGATAGAGAGAAACAGATGGTAATGGTCAAAGGTCTACAATTGATAGAGAAACTTCTGAAAAGCGGAGTAGGCGCTGTAGGTCAATCGAGTACAGGTACTATGGGTCTGGGTATAGACTACGCCACGCCTATAGAATCGCCCATGGGTCCGACGAACTTACATGATGAGAAGACGATGCCGGACTATGATAACAAAAAGCGACCCGGAGAAGACTCTTCTATAGAACCGGAAACGGAAGACCAAGAGGATAAAAAGCACTTGGTCATACCTGTATCAGATGGTGTTTTAGAGGTAGATTCGGACAAGGCTGTTTTCCATACTTGATTAAATAGTATGAGCATTCTCTATAGAATCAATGGCAGCGATGGCTTCACTGAGAACTTCCCCCGTCAACCACGGTGGAACTATTAGTATAGTTAAGGCTGACAACGACCTCGTAATCGCTGGATACGCATCTGTTGAGATGGTAGATAAGCAAGGAGATTTGATTACCAGAGGCGCTTTGAAAAACGCTTTTGGTGACTTTATGAAAGCAGATGGATTTAGAAATGTCCAACTTGCTCACTCAAACATACAAGTTGGAAGCGTTATTCCATCTTACACTGACTCTGATGGTAGAGTTTGGAAATCCGGTGTCGATGACGCTGGTATGTTCGTAGTCATTAAACTACGAGACGACATAGAAAAGGCAAGAGAAGTTGCCAAGGAGATTCGCAAAGGAGCCCTTAGAGGTTTCAGTATTGGAGGACAAGCATTCAAGAGAATGCGAAAGAGTGACCAACAACACGGTGACTACACAGAAATCTCCAAACTGGAACTACACGAGGTCACAATTTGTGAGAAAGGTATTAACCCGGAGGCGACATTCCGTATATTGAAGGAGGACACAAACATGAACGATGATAATGTATTGAATGAACTGTCAAGCACACTAGATAGATTGAACGGAAGACTCGACGCTATGGAAAAAGGCGAAATGCCAGAAGCAGCAAAGAGGGCTCTTGAGGAATCTCAAGGTAAAAAGAAAGACAAAGATGAGGCGGAAGAAATGGCTGATGACAATGAAGATAAGAAAATGTACGGTGCTGAGCACAAAGGTGAAGGAGACATGGAAAAAGGATATTCCGATGTCATTACTACTGACTACCTAAACTGGATGGAAAACACTCTGAAATCAGCAGGCGTTGACATCGCAGGTGCAAGAAACCACTTCGACAATGTTTCAAAGGCTAACCTAGGAAGCACACCAGAAGCAATCGGTGACGGTGCTGACTACTTCGCTGGACAAGTTAAGGGTCGAGCACAAGAAGGTGGCTCTCCATCAACTAATGCAATTGGAAAACTCAACAGCGGCGGAAGCGGTGCAGTAGCAAAAGGCTACCTACACCCAGACTTAGTTACTGCATCTGATTTGGAAGCAGCATACGAAGTTTACAAAGCAGCATCCCTAGAAGAGCAATTCAAGTCTAACCTAGGAAATGTTTTCGCTGACAGACTAAACAAAGAACTTACCTCAGAAGCACAAGCAAGAGAAGCCGCTTCCTTTGACGCAAGAACACCACTTGCTAACATCGAAAAGGCTCTGGCTGACTTGAGTGGCAGAATTGATAACATCAGTAAGTCGTCTGATTCAGTAGAAGCAGCAACAATTAGAAAGCAACTTTCCACTGTCGAAGTACCTTCGACACAGGACTTAGCAAGCATGGACTGGTCAGAAGTCCATAACCTTGCTGGGAGCGTATTTCATAACTGAATAGGTGGATAAAATAAGATTAAGGAGATGACAAGATATGGCAAGAAATTACATGAGAACAATCAATGACATGGAGCGTTACTACTACGGTGCTGGACAAAGTATGGGATACTCATACACTGGTTCAGAACTATTGAAGGCTGATGCACCATTGCTAAGCACAACAGCAGGAACATACCAAGCAATCTACGGTAGAAAAGTTTGGTCACAACTAAACCAAGAATTCAACGCATTTTCAATTTTACCAAAGAAACCATGGGACAGAAGTGGATGGAGAGTAGTTACTGCTAAGCCTTCCAAGACTGTTGGTGGCGGAATTGCAGAGAACGGTACACTACCAGACACAACCAAACCTACTTTCCAGAATGTTGCAGCAAAGCCTAAAACTATCGCTCACTCATTCGATATGTCTGAAGTAGCAATTTTCCTAAATGACAAAGACGACGGTCTAGGTGACATTCGTTCAGTCTTGAAAGAAGAGATGGGTAAGCACCACGCAGAGCACATCAACGACATGCTAACTGAGGATGTAACAACTGTAGCAGGTAACGACTTTGAATCACTTGACAGAATTACCACTGGTAACAACTCAATGGCATCTGGTACTCACTACGATGCAGGCGACGAAGACATTTACTCCATTGACAGAAGTGCAGCAGGTAACTCTTGGGCATTTGCTGAGGATTCTGCTGACAGCGCTTCTACTAACAGAACTCTATCACTTGACCACTTAGATGAGATGTTTAGACTTATCTGGACTCGTGGTGGAAATCCAAAGGTCATGCTAACTGGATATGACACCTTGATGAGAATACAACAACTTCTACAAAGCCAACAAAGGTTCATGGAAGAAAAGAGAGTAGTTCCAACATTCAACGGTGTAAAAGGTGTTCCGGGTATGGAAGCAGGTTTCATCGTAGCAACTTACAACGGTGTTCCAATTATTCCAACCAAGGAGATGGCAAGCGACGGCATCAGCAGAATTTACATGCTTGATACTGACTACCTATACTTTAGCACTGCAAAGCCAACACAATACTTTGAATCTGGTATCGAAACCGGAGACCCATTCGCCATTAACCGCCTCGGTCAAGAGGGACTTTACCGAACAATGGGTGAAGTATGGACAACTTTCTTCGGAGGTCAAGGTTCTATCCGTGACTTGAAGTGAGGATTAATGGAGAATAAGATATTAAGGAGATGAAAAGATATGGCACACACAAATTGTAGCGTAACACACACATTGATTGATGTAGGATTTCACAACGGAGCACCCGATGTCTATCCTGATGCAGACGGCTCAGTAGCAGACAACACAGCATGGCAATCTGGTTCAGCAGCACCGGGTACTTATCCGGGTGCTTTGACAGGTTTTCAAGCAACTAATTCAAGTTCAAATGAAACACCAGCGCAACTAAGACTTATTTCAGTAAGACTTGAGACTACTGGTACATCAATTACTTTTGATGTTAACGCTTATGACAGCAACTTGAATTATGTATACTGTTTGATTTCAGCAGTTAACGACACAGATACTGATGAGTCCCTACTCGCAGCAGCAACTGTAGTTGCTCACGAAGCAGGAACAATTCAATTGACTGTCGGCGGCTCTGGTGACGATGTATTGTTGACATTCATAGCGGCTTGAGGTGAATAACCTTGCCTAAAGTTACATACATAGGTAACTACGCCTATAGGAAAGTACCGGGTACTAAAGAAGTCTGGATAAGAAGAGAAGTCAAAGAGGTTTCTCAAGAATGGTTAGACACTTACCGTACCGCTATCTGTACTAACCCAGAGGTGTTTGTAGTCGAAGGCGATGCTAAGACTACACCGGGAGTAGGTATCACAGTAGACGAAGGAAACGACGGACTACCTGATTCAGGCTGGACTAAGAAGGATATCACAGGATGGCTAAAAGAGAAAGGAGTAACCGTAACAGGGTATGCTACTAAAGCAAAACTCTTGGATAAGGTAAAGACCACCCTCAATCCACCGGCACCAGAGCCAGTGGTTGAGGAGGTCGTT